CTGGTCGCCGGTGCGCTCTTCGAGTCCGGCGAGGTCCTGGTCCGCTACCGCGACCGCCTGCCGAGCGACCAGCTCGCGGTGCCGCTGCAGCTGCAGGTGCTCGAGCCGGACTATCTCGACACGACCCGCTGGGGCACGCCGGATGCCGGCGGCAACAACTGGATCAACCAGGGGATCGAGTTCGACCCGATCGGCCGGCGGGTCGCGTACTACCTGTGGAGCCAGCACCCCGGCGACTCGACGCTGGTGCGGCTCGGCCAGATCCTCCGCTCGAGCCGGGTCCCGGCCGAGCAGATCGCCCATGTCTTCCGGCCGGACCGGCCGGGGCAGATTCGCGGCGTGACCGAGCTGGCCTCGGCGATGCAGCGGACCTACGACCTCGCCGAGTTCGACGAGGCCGAGTTGGTGCGCAAGAAGATCGCGGCGTGCTTCGGCCTGATCATAAAGCGCAACGGCAACGTCGCCTCGCCGCTCACCGGCGCCAAGGCCTCGACCGACGCGGCCGGCCGGCGGATCGAGACCCTGTCGCCGGGCATGGTGCAGTATCTCGGCCTCGACGAGGAGGCGCAGTTCCCGACGCCGCCCGGCTCGGAGAACTATCGGGACTACACCCAGGCGCAGCTTCACGCGATCGCTGCCGGCGCCGGCGTCACCTATGAGGAGCTGACCGGCGACTGGAGCCAGGTGAACTACAGCTCATTCCGGGCCGGCCAGAACGGCTACCGCCGTGCGGTCGAGATGGACCAGTGGCTGCTGCTCATCCCGATGTTCTGCGAGCCGACCTGGCGGCGCTTCGTCGACCGGCTGGCGATCGCCGGCGTCATCGATCGGCCGGCCTATGGCGTGAGCTGGGAGACGCCGGCCTGGCAATCGATCGACCCGGAGAAGGACGCCAGGGCCGACCTCGCCGAGGTCCGGGCCGGCTTCGCCACGCGCTCGCAAATGATCCAGCGCCGCGGCTACGACCCCGACGAGGTGCTCGAGGAGCTGGCCGCGGAGAATGACCGGCTCGACGAGCTCGGGCTGGTGCTCGACAGCGACCCGCGCCGGGTCGCGCAGACGGGCAAGGCACAGGTCACCAAGGACACGGCAGACGCCGCCGCCGCCGGCGACGGCAGCAGCGACGGAGGGAAGCAATGACGGCAATGCGCAAGGTTGACGCGCCGGCGCAGGTCCGCGCCGGCGTCATCGCGCCGGCCGGCGGCAGCGATGCGGGCAAGCGGACGGCGTCCCTGGTCTGGACGACCGGCGCCGCGGTTCGCCGCTATTCGTGGTTCGCCGACGAGGTCTATGACGAGGTCCTGTCGCTCGACCCGGGCGCGGTCCGCCTCGACCGGCTGAACCACGGGGCGCCGCTGCTCGACTCCCACGCGGCCTACCGCCTCGAGGGCGTGCTCGGTGTCGTCGAGCCGGGCACGGCCGCGGTCGCCAATGGCGAGGGTCGCGCCACCGTTCGATTCAGCGAGCGCGACGAGGTCGCGCCGATCTTCGCCGACGTGCAGGCGGGCATCATCCGCAACGTCTCGGTCGGCTATCGCGTCTTGAAATATGAGCGGACGCCGCCGGTCAATCCCGGCGACGTCGCCGTCTATAAGGCCGTGGACTGGGAGCCCTACGAGATCTCCCTCTGCGCGGTCGGAGCCGACGCGGGTGCAGGGGTCCGCGCCAGGTCGGGGGCCGCGCAGGCCGCGACCAATCCCTGCGAGATCGTCGATGTCAACCGGGCAGGCGCCCGCAACCAGGAGGTCACCTTGACCGAGGAAGAGAAGAAGGCGGCCGGGCCCGCCGCGGCGGCCGGCCAGCCGGCGAACGCCGTTCGCACCAACGATGCCACGAGCAGCACCAGCGCTGCCACCGCCACCCCGGCGATCGCCGCCGAGGAGCGCGCCAGGATCGAGGCCGACGCGGCCAGGGCCGAGCGCGCCCGCCAGGCGGAGATCCGCTCGATCGCGCGCGTCGCCAAGATCGGCGAGGCCGAAATCGAGAGGGCGATCGCCGAGGGAACCTCGGTGCAGGCCTTCCGTGACGCGGCCTGGGCCGCGCTCGCGGCCCGCAGCAACGAGGGGGGTGAGGTGCGCACCCACGTCCGCGTCCTCAACGACGAGCGCGGCGCCATGCTGGCCCGTGTCGAGAACGCGATCATGCATCGCTGCTCGCCGCAGCTCGTCAAGCTCGAGGACGGTGCCCGCGAGTTCCGCTCGCTCACCATGCTCGAGCTGGCGCGCGACCTGCTCGACCGCCGTGGCGTCAAGACCCGCGGCCTCGGCCGCTTCGAGCTGGCTGGCCTGGCGCTCGGCCTGGACGGCCAGGCCGGCATCATCGGCCGCGCCGGCCTCGAGGGCACCAGCGACCTCGCCAACGTGCTGGCCAATGTCATGAACAAGACCCTGCGGCGCCAGTACGAGGGCACCCCGCGGACCTTCGTCGCCTGGGCCGGGCAGAGCACCAACCCGGACTTCAAGACGATCACCCGGACGCTGCTGTCCGGCGCGCCGAGCCTGCTGCAGGTGAACGAGTCGGGCGAATACAAGCGCGGCGCGGTCACCGACGGCAAGGAGACGTACGCGCTGGCCACCTATGGCCGCGTGGTGGCGTTCTCGCGCCAGGCGCTGATCAACGACGACCTCTCCGCGCTGTCGCGGCTCCCTTCGCTCATGGGCCGGGCAGCGGCGGACCTCGAGTCCGACACCGTCTATGCCGTGCTCACCGGCAACGCCGCCCTGGCCGACAGCATCGCGCTGTTCCACGCCAGCCACGCCAATCTGGCCGGCGCGGGCGCGGTAATCTCGGTGACCAGCCTCGGCGCGGCCCGGGCCGCCATGCGGCTGCAGACCGGCCTCGAGGGCCGGCTCATCAACCTGGTGCCGGAATACCTGATCGTGCCGGCGGCGCTCGAGCAGGTGGCCTACCAGTACACCAGCGGCAACTACGTCCCGGCGCAGCCGTCCAACACCAACGAGTTCCGGGCCGGCGGCAAGACCGCGCTCACGCCGGTGGTCGAGCCGCGCCTCGACGCCAACTCGACCACCGCCTACTACCTGGCGGCCGGGACTGGCCAGATCGACACCATCGAGTACTGCTATCTCGAGGGCAACGAGGGCGTCTACACGGAGTCCCGCGTCGGCTTCGACGTCGACGGCGTCGAGATGAAGGTGAGGCATGACTTCGCCGCCAAGGCGCTCGACTTCCGCGGCCTCTACAAGCAGCCCGGCGCCTAGCCCGGGGACGTAACCGTCCCGCGGCCAGGTCGGCTCGAGCGGGAGGAAATCGACGAAGGGGCGGCCTCGGGGCCGCCCTTCGTCTTTCAGGGATTCGATCGATGAAGAACTACGTGCAGCCGGGCGAGACGATCACCGTCACCGCCCCCTATGCGGTGTCCTCGGGCGGCGGCGTGCTGGTCGGGAACATCTTCGGCGTCGCCACAAACGATGCGGCCAACGGCGCCAGCGTCGAGATCATCACCGAGGGGGTGGTCGACATCGTCAAGGCCAGCGGCGCGGTCACCCAGGGCCAGCTCATGTTCTGGGACAACAGCGCCAAGGTGGTCACGACCGTCAATGGCGGCGGCAACATGCCGGTGGGCGTGGCGACCCAGGCGCAGAACAGCGGCGACGCCAATGCGCGCGTGCTGCTCAGCGAGGGCATCCGGGCGCTCGGCCCGAGCAAGATGCTCTTCGGCACCGCGACCCTCGACTTCCCGTCGACCGGCGCGGCCGGCACCCAGGACCTCACCATCACCGTCACCGGCGCGGCGGTCGGCGACATGGTGCTCTGCAGCCTGCCCTCGGCGATCAACGCCGGCCTGGTGTTCAATGCCTTCGTCTCGGCGGCGGATACGGTGAAGATCCGGTGCCAGAACATCACCGCCGGCGCGCTCGACCCGGCGAGCGCGACGTTCAACGTCGCCGTGCTCAAGTTCTAGCCGGAGAGGCCGGGCGGGGCGAACGGCGTTCGCCCGCCCGGCCATCGCCATGGTCGATTTCTCGCGCATGCTCGACAGCCAGTTCGTGACCTTCGGCGAGGCCGCGACCTATGCGCCCGCCGCCGGGGGCTCGACCGCCGTCATCGTGATCCGCAGGCGGCCGGACGTCGAGGTCGACGCCTACCAGGCCAAGGTGGTGCGGCCGACCACGGTGTTCGAGCTGCGCGGCGCGCAGATCGCCGCGCCCGCCGCCGGCGACGTCATCACCCTCGCCGGCAGCGGCGAGGCGTTTCGCGTCCAGGGCAAGCCCGAGCGCCGCGACGCGCTCGGCCTGATCTGGACGCTCGACACGGTGCCGGCATGAGGCTCGTCGCCGCCCTCACCGGAGATCTGGCCAAGATCCTCGAGGCCGAGCGCAAGGCCGGCGAGGTCGCGGTCACCGCCGCGGTGCGCACCGCCGGGACCGGGCTCAAGCTCGAGCTGCGCCGCCAGGTGGTCTCCGCCGGGCTCGGGCAGCGGCTGGCCAATGCCTGGCAGCAGAGCAACTATCCGCCGGCGCAGCCGAGCCTGGGGGCGGCCGCGCTGGTGCGCAGCAAGGCGCCGAAGATCTTCGCGGCCTTCGACGCCGGCGTAGTCATCCGGCGCAACGGCCGCCGCTGGCTCGCCATTCCGACCGACAACGTGCCGCGCAAGGTCGGCGCCCGCGGCGGCGCCGGCAGGATGAGCCCGGTCGACGTCGAGGCGGCGTTCAACGCCGAGCTGCGCTTCGTCGAGCCGCGCGGCGGCAAGCGCTCGGCGCTGCTGGTGCTCGATCAGGCGACCCTGTCGGTGAGCCGCAAGACGGGCAAGGTGCGCGGCGTCCGGCGCGCCACCAAGGGCCGCTCGGCCCGCGGCAAGGTGTCGGTGGTGATGTTCGTCCTGGTGCCGCAGGTGCGGCTGCGCAAGCGGCTCGACGTCGAGGGCGCCGGCCAGCGCTGGCTCGACCGCCTGCCCGGCATGATCGTCGAGGCCTGGGGGGCGGCGCAGGAATGATCACGAAGCGCGAGCAGGTCCTCGGCGCGCTACTGACGGCGCTGCAGGGCATCGCCGGCCCCACGGTCGAGCGCAACCTCGACCTGCCCGACGAGCTGCCGGCGGGCGGGCTGCTGGTGCTGCGCGACGGGACCGGCCAGGTGGTCGACACCGTGCTCAGCCCGCTGACCTACCTGCACGAGCTGACCGCCGAGGTCGAGGTCATCGTCGCCGGCGCGGACGCCGCCACGC